CAGAGATCGGCACAGCTGTCGTGAACGCGATCAGAGCATTTAACAGGCAGAACGGCCCAGCGAACATAGCGGTCGCATAATGGCAGGCGTCGCAGTAGTCGGATCAGGTCTATACGACCTCGAGATTGATACAGGGTACAACTGGAATCAATTTATTCTTGATGACGATCCAAAAGGAACTTTAGATTCCTTTTACGCTTTAGAAGGAACTGACCAATACGCCTCGGTTATGGACGGCACTATTGGCTTGACAGCAAAACGCGGACGCGCCAACACAGGCGACCAGTTCCCGTACGGCACAATGAACTTTACATTGAACGACACTTACGCCGACGGAGTGTTTAACCCATTTGACACGACATCCCCTTACTACGATCCAAACAACTCTCTGCCGGGTCTTGCACCGCTTCGCAAAGTCCGCTTCTCTCGATACAACTCGGTCGGCGTCAAAGAATATTTATGGGTCGGCTACATCGTAAACTTTGACTACACCTTCACGCTTGGCGGTCTTGACACAGTAAGCGTCAATTGTGCCGATTACTCGTATCAACTTGGGCAGACCTTTTTGGCTGAATGGAATGTCACAGAGCAGCTCTCAAGCGATCGTTTTGATGACCTTCTAGACCTACCAGAAGTCAATTACACAGGCACACGGAGCATTGAGACAGGTGTGGCGACCCTTGGCGGCGCAGCTGCCTACACGGTCGCAAACGGTACATCTGTCGCAGGATACGCCAACAAAATTAACGAAGCTGAACAGGGCAGAATCTTTGTGGATCGAGAAGGCACAATTACCTTCCAAAAGCGCATCGGACAAGTCTTAGGAGTCCCTGTTGCAGAATTCCATGACACCAACCCAACCACCAAAATCGGCTATTCGGCGATCGGTATTGCCTTCCAAGCGGACACAGTGGTCAATCGTGCATCCGTTCAACACGCTGGAGCATCATCGCCAGAAGTCGCCGAAGACCTAACCTCACAAACCACCTACCTAATCCAAACAACCTCGATTACTGACTCGCTAGTTCACAATGACGCCGCAGCTCTTACCCTTGCCGAGTATCTTCTCAACGCAAATCCAGAGCCACGCTTTAACTCCATAGGCACCGAGTTTCCCGGCACACCTGCCCTTGATCAAGACACACTCGCCCTACTTGATGTAGGCGATGTAATCAACATCCAAAAGTCAATTACCACTTCGGAAGGCCCAACCCAATTTGCCCAAAACCTGACCGTTGAAGGACTTGAGCATCGGCTCACTTTGTCCGCTGGGCACGCAGTCACCTACTTTACGGCACCAACATTAATTGTCTATGAGCTGATCTTGGATGACATTGTGTATGGTCGCATTGACGAAGACAATGTCCTAGGATAAGGAGCACTATGGGAGCAAACGCACAAACCTCAGTTCCAACTTTTGCGGCAGCAGAAATCTTGACCGCTGCAAATATGAATATTAGTGCTCGTACTGGAATACCAGTATTTGCGACGACAGTTACTCGCGACGCCGCGTTCGGTGGAACAGGTGAAAAAACACTTGCACAGGGACAATACGCATATGTTGAAACCGCAGGCTTACAGTTTTACAACGGTTCGGCATGGGTAACCGCAGGGTACACAGACACTTACACGCCAGTTTGGACTACATCAGGAGTCGCACCGTCACTCGGCAACGGAACTTTAACAGGCCGCTTTTACCGTTTTGACAAATTTGTTTTCTTTTCAATCAATTTTACAGCCGGATCGACAACCACTTTCGGCACAGGGAACTTTCAATTCACTACTCCAACAGCAGTATCAGCATCAAACAACTACGGCTACCCAGCGGTTGTGCTTGACACTGGCACAGCATGGATTACTAGGTTGCAAGGCAATGGTCCAGTTGCAGGATTAAGCGACCAATTCTTAATTCTTGACGCATCTGGCAACGCAGTCACATCAACAAATCCGATGATCTGGGCTAACGGCGATCAACTACTTTTACAAGGTTCATACCTAGTTTCTTAGGAGCATCATGTTCACATTCAACCCACTATTCCCAGACGCAACAGACGACCAACTACTAGACCAAATTCGTTTATGGCGCAAAACAGAATTAGCATCATGCGACTGGACACAAGTAGCGGACGCACCATGCGACAAAGCAGCTTGGGCAACATACCGACAAACATTGCGTGATCTGCCAGCACAAAAATCAGATCCTAGGAAAATTAAATTTCCATCAAGACCTACAACAGATGAAACTTCAATATCAGTTGGCTAGTGTCATTATTGCACTTATCCCGATCGCGTGCGAAACGACAAGAACTAACGCGCCGCAAAAAGTAAGAAATAGTGTCCTTACAAGATGCAACACAGTCGTTCAATGCGAAAGGGTCTCCAATGGATAAGCAAAGAGCAGAAATAGAACACCTACACGCCCGAATGATCGTCTTCGTAGGATGCACAATTGCAGTCACCTTCGCACTCACCGTCATTGGTTTTGTCTACGGTCTTCTCTTTGTAACACAGCCACTTGAGCAATCACCCAACGACGCACAATTCATTGATCTACTTTCGACACTTACAGTCTTTATGACAGGCACACTCTCTGGACTTGTCGCCGCTAACGGACTAAAGCGCAAACCACTAGACCCACCTACATCACCGTGAGCATCATCCCCGCCAATCCTAAAGTTGTAAATAGTCGCCCATACACAGGCAACTCTGACGGAGCCGCAGCTGGCCCTCGACAGGGTATGGACGAATGGATCAGGCAAAGCATCAAATACGGTGCAGGAGCCTTTTGGAACAATGGGTCTTACGGCGTCCGACCCATGAGGGGATCCGAAGCGTTGAGTGTTCACGCCACTGGCAGAGCTGTAGATCTCTCATTCTTGAAGACAGACAAACATCCGACCGCGAATCGTAAAGGCATGGTCGCGTTCATGGACATCGTCACCGCTAACGCCAACGCGCTCGGACTTGAGTGCATTCTTGATTACGCACCGAGCCCATTCGGACGCGGCTGGAGATGCGACCGACAAGCTTGGAAGAAATACAGCAAGCCAGAGATTCACGGTGCACCGGGTGGAACATGGTGCCACTTTGAGATCACGCCAGCTATGGCAGACAATCCAACCCTTGTAAAACAAGCGTTTCAGAGAGTGTTCGGCGAAATCCCACAATAGCGCACACTGATCCTCTATGGTCGAAGTACCGACGATAGGAGTGAAATTATGACCGAACCAAAAGTCTTCATTTACGAGGTAGGTCGGTGCAACCTTGAGAACGGACAAGAAATCCTTGTTCAGATATTCAGACACGAAGACACCCACAAAATCATCCGCGCACAAATCGCTTTCCGAACTTTGGCAGGCGACTCATGGGGCGTACCTACAGAATTGAGCTTTCAACAATGAACGAAAAAACGATCAAAATCTTTGCATGGGTAACTTTCGGACTTGCCGCCTTTGTGCTTCTCTGGGACGCTTCTAAGCCGCCTCAAGGCATGTCTAAGGTCAGTGCCTCAACTGCCTTCCAGACGATCCCATTGACCCCACTGCCGAGCGTAGTTACACCCCCCGTCACTACTCTCCCAGTTACGACATGCGCGCAAGCTCTCGATCTTGCTTTGAGTGTCGGCTGGTCTGCCGATCAATCGCCTACCCTGATGCGCGTTCTTTCTCGAGAGTCACTTTGCACCGAAGACGCCTACAACAAATACGACACAAACGGCGGCTCCTACGGTCTGATGCAGATCAACGGATTCTGGTGCACCCCTTCGGCATACTGGCCCCAAGGCTGGTTACAAGCGAAAGGAATCCTGTCAGTGTGCGACGAATTATTTGATCCAAAGATAAACCTCATCGCAGGTCTTGCGATATGGCATAATTCATCTTGGGCACCTTGGAACCTTCCACAGTGACCGAAGAGCAATATCCCGAAACAGGAATCACAGAGGAGACCCGACGAATGTATCCCGAAACTTACAGCGACAAATACAACAAAGTATTCATGCAATTTGTAGACGACATCTTCCGAC